TCAGCCAAAACATTGCGCTTGATGCTGACTGAGGTCCGTCACTAATAGCTTTTTGATATAGTGATTGTGCGACCTTTGCATTTGCTTGTGCTATACCAGCGTCCAGTTCACCACGGTAATAATTGCGTAACGTATCTTGGTTTACACCAATTTGACGCGCTATTTCCTCTTGTGGCACACCATAGCCTGATAATGTTCTAGCTAAACGGCGGCTATCTTCCGTTGGCTCATGCTTTGGACGGCCAGCGCGTTTCTTTTGTTCTGTCATGCTGCTATACGCTCGTCTTTTAGCTCGTCGTATGTTTGGCCTGTGCTTGCAAGTGTTGCTTGCTTGCCTGTGAAGTCCTGCCAGCGCTTGATTATCACGTCAGCGTACTTTTCATCTAATTCCATCATCCGGCAGAAACGATGGTTTTTTTCACAGGAGATTAGTGTTGAACCACTGCCGCCAAATGCATCATAAATGATTTTCTTATCTGGCTGGTCCACCATAGCCATATCGATAAGTTCGACCGGCTTCATCGTGGGATGTACCGTGTTGCGCTGCCGCTTCATTTCCCAAATATCGCCGCGCAACGTTTTTTGCCCACCAAAGTCACCATAATAAAAAATTACTTCGTGCTGTTTGAAGTATTTATCCAAGTGCTGTGCGGGGTTAATCTTATTCCAAATTATCATAGCCTTTGGCGCTCTCGCCAAATCAGTCATAGCCTGCTTGAAAAGATGAGCGTACTGCCAAGAACAGCAAACATACATCGTCTCGCAACCCATCAGAGATTGTCGCAAGAAATCAACAAAACTATCGTCGGACATCTTGTCGTTTTTAATCTTATCTCGCTTATCTTTTACACCTTGATAATCGATATTGTAAGGAGGATCAGTGAAAACCATATCGGCCTTCTGGCCATCCATAAGCTTATCAACCGCGTCAATGCTTGTGCTATCGCCACACATAAGTCTGTGGTTGCCTAGCAGCCAAATATCGCCCTCAACCGTTACAGGCTGTTCTGGAGCCTCTGGAACTGCATCCTCGTCAGTTAATCCATCCTCGATTTCGTCAGGCATTAAATCGCCTATTTCATCCAACCCAAAGCCCGTAAGCTCCAAGTCATAATCAAGCTCTTTTAACTCACCAAACTCAACTGCTAACAATTCGTTGTCCCATCCAGCGTTTAACGCCAGCTTATTGTCAGCGATGATGTAAGCTTTCTTTTGTGCTTCCGTCCACCCGTCTGCGACCATGCAAGGGACTTGTTCAAACCCTAAACGCTGCGCTGCCATAATACGGCCATGACCCGCAATAATAACATTGTCAGGATCGATCAGGACCGGAGTAGTCCAGCCCCATTCTTCAATGCTTGCCGCTATTTGTGAGACTTGTTCGTCGCTATGTGTCCTGGCGTTTCTTGCATAAGGGATAAGCGTTTTAACATCACGCTGCTCTATATTGTTTGCTGGCCATTCTTTTATAGACACGATTTATTCTCAATCTTTGTGTTTTCACCAACATCATAAGCTGTTCTATAAGCTTCCGAAGCGTTGCTAGTCTCAATAAATGCTGTTGCAAATGCCTCTTGCTTTGGTGTGAGCTTATTAGTCATCTATATTTCTTCCACAGTAGCAATCTGTATGGCCTTTCAAGGCTATCTCATTGTTTCGACGAATTTCATTCCTAATATATTTAATTAGAAACCTTTCTGGCATAACTTCATAATTAATCGCGTTATCTTTAATCCATTGAATTACATCATCAGGCACATGAATTTTTATAACTTGATTAGCCATATTCTCTTAACTGCCTTGCGTGTTCTTCGAGTATTGCCGCTGTTTCTTCTGGTGTGCTTGTATCCATGTAAGCGGCTATGACGGCTTCAAGCATTAGATTATTGCGAGCTATCAGCACTTCATGGACTGTTTCGTTGGTTATCCCTTTGATGCCTTCAAGCTTCTTGTCGTTCATCTAGCTCTCGTGCTTTTCTTGCCTCTTCTATGAGGTCTTGTGCTGATACGTCACGTTTTGCGTACTCAAGCGCTTCTTCTAACCCTTGCAGGATTTTGTTGTGAACTTGCTTTGACATTAAACTACCTTCACAATAGAACCATTTGCCTTGTCAATTATCACTTGCTTGCCATTGGCTTTCGAATGCCACGAATAGCCGTGCTTAGCGCACCATTGGATAAGCTTCGCAAAGTCATGATCTGATTTACGGTTCATGAATTACCCTCTTAGCTGCTTAGGAAAAGCAAAAGCCGCCTTGGATTTCTCCTTAGCGACTTCTGAAACGGGCTTTCGAAAATTAAGACAGTCGAGAACTCCCAACCCCTTGCACCCGATAGGATTTGCCTCAGTGACAAAAGCACTTTTGGAAAATGGCCCTAGATTAGAAACTATCACACGGAGATCAACCCGTGAGGCCCTTGGTAGGGTCTTAATGCAGATACATAGTAGAGCTGCCACAAAATGAAAAACCCTGCCGCGGCTGCAGCCTGCATAACGATACCGCTGTAGTATCATGCGTATTGATGGCCCACCATGTCGGTAATCTTAGATTGCTAGCTCTCTAAGCAAAGGCCAAACTTTAAAACGATGCGTGTTGACCCGCGCCTAAACGCAAATCACCATGTTAAACCACATGTTACCTTATGGTTTGCAAATAGCAAGAGATTATTTTAAAATAACACAAACTATGCACAGCTTAGCCTACCGTGGTTTTTATGATAACCATAGTGCGCCTCCGCTTCTTTTCGCGCAACAGCAGCTTCCATAAAACTTCCAAAGCAACCTAACAGTCTTGTGCCACCATTTATGTTAATCACGGCCATCCACCTATTGCCAGCTCTGGATATACCAGCAACTCCGTATTTATTGTTTTTATATAGAGGTTTGTTTCTCAAATTTTCAGAGCATGTGACAAGTCTTAAATTATCAAATTTATTATTTACTTTGTTTCCGTCAATATGGTCACATTGCAATCCGTTTTTATCTATCCCTTTAATTGCAAAAACCAAATCATGTACAAAATATGTCGCATAATTTAGGTGGGTTACAAGGTAGCCATTCCCATTCAAAGTATCTATCTTAATTTCACTACCATCATCATTTATTTTAAACATTTCCCCTGCATCTTCATCATACCTATAATGCTTTATGACGTCCGCTATATTTGCTTCCTTCGCTTTTGCAATTTTCTCTTTTCTGCAAGCGACACACGGACCAGATATGAATCTTTCTGAAAAATGTCCCCGTGCACAAGGCTTACCTGTATAGTATTTTAGAAAGCCCCGCTCTAATGCTTCTTTTTTGGTGATGATGGTTTTTTGCATAATAAAAAATAACAACTCAAACGTACTTACTAAAGCTACGTTCTTGTTTATCCCCCTATTTGTTCGTTGTTTGCTCTTGCATTGGGCTGCTTAATGTTAACTATCCGCCCACAGCGTTCGCACTTAATATAACAAGCGATCCATTTGTCGGATGTTTTGAGGCCAAGAGCTTCACTAAACCTATGACCGTCCGATAGCTCACACCAAGCTCGTCGAAAGCAGCGCCAAGTATTCCAGATAGATTTCATTATGCTACTTTCCTTCCTTTGCTTTCATACCCCCATAAAATTGCTAGGGTGGTCAATGATTGCTTTAGGGCCGTGCTTTCCTTTTGCTGCCTGCGCGTATCATCTGTTCGGAATGTTGCAAGGCAATATCTGCGCAATGTTTGCTCTTGAACAAGAATAGCCTCTAAGCGATACACCTCAATTTTAGATAGCTGCTTGTTTGCGTCTTGCAAATCCTGTTTGGCGTTTAATTCTGATACCTGGATGCTTTCACCGTTGCCGAATGTGTCTACACGCTCTTTTGCGTAGTCTATGGCAAGGTTTGTCTGCCCAGATGATACAATATGAGCATGGTAGTATTTCTGCGCCGCGTGGAACTGCTGAAGCGTTATAAAGCCACGTTGGTGCATACGCTCAATAGGTGCTTGATGTTTAGCCCGTTGAACTCTGATGGTCTTTTGCGTCTCATGTGGTC